ATGCGACGGGGGATAGAACCTGTAGGGGGCGATGCCCACATCGCCCCGCATAGCCGCGTAAGCGGCAAGGCCCCCTTGTGTAAAGGGGGCTGTCACGGCATCGCCGTGACTGGGGGATTGTTCCCCCGCATAGACTGGGTATTGACAACAGGGGTAGGTTGTGGTATGTTTGTGTTAGAGACAGGATTGCCAGTCGTTATTTCGCCCTCGTGCGATGCGGCCAGTGGTGGCGATCCTGTCTCTTTTTAATTTTGCCCAAGTTGTATATATGATCGAATGCGCTCCCGCAGGGCAGGCGCGAGAATCCCGTGAGTTTTGCGGCAACGCCGCAAAATCTCGACGGACTTCGCCGCAGGCGAAGTCCAGGACTCTGAACCCCGGTTTTGCGCCGAGAATGCTGTCGTCCAACTTCCCTGTGGCGCAAAGTCCTGTGAAACGGCAGAGCCGTTTCGGGGGTTCGAGCTCTTGCGAAGCAAGAAAAAAGAAGCACCACCCGTCTGGTGGTGCTTCTTTTTTGGTGACCCGTCGGGGACTCGAACCCCGGGCCCTTTGATTAAAAGGCTATACGTAAATCTTTACGAGCCTTTGGAAATACTGGGGTTGGCAAAAACGCCTGAGCCACATTTGAGCCACATAGCTTTTTTACTCGTTTTTCTTCACGCCCTGCAGGCGCTTGACGAAATCACTCACATAATTGGCGCCACGGCTGATAATCACACCGGTCAGCACGACACCCAGCCACGGCCAAGCGAACGTCAGACCGACGACCGCGAACAGATCCGCGCCGGCAGCAAAGCACAAAACGATCGCCACGATGCTGGCGATCAGCTGCGTGACCGCCGTCTTCCACTCACCGGCCAGGAAAGCCTTGCCGATGCTTTTGCCGTGCTCGATGAACGCCTCTACGACGACCGCCAGCGCGACGATAAGTACGATACCCGTCATTATTTTCACCTCCTTACGCTTTCTTTTTGGCGGCGGTATAGCCGTCTTTCTTCAGTTCCTTCACCAGCGCCGACGCCTGGGTGGCGGTCAGCTTGGTGACGGTCACGGTATAGACCGGCTTCTCGGGCGCCTTCCACTTGATGCCCAGGTACTTCAAAATGCCCTTGGCATCCGCGACGCCCATGGCCTTCTGCTCCGCCTCGGTATCCACGATCTTCACGTCCTCCTTGTTATCCAGGAAGGCGTGCTCGACGATACAGGCGGGGCAAACGGTCTGACGGATGAAGCCGAAGTAATCGCGACCGTCGGCATTCCGCTTGGTCTTCAGACCGTCCTTCTTACCGCTGTCACCGGTGCGCAGGTTCTGCCCTGCCGCCTTCAGCTCATTGGCGATATTCTTCGCCAACGTCTTGGAGGCACCGCCGCCGTAATGGTGGAACACCTCAGCGCCGTCGCCCTTGCCCATGTTCAGGTGCAGATCCACCGCCGCATCGGGGGCGAAGGCGTTGCACTCCTTGATGCGCTCGGTCACGGGATCGTTCTCATCCGTGTACCGGCTGGCCAGCACCTCCACGCCGTGCCGCTTCAGCTCGGCCACACAGGACATACCGATCACCAGAGCGGCGTCCTTCTCCTTGATCCCGTTGGCCACGCCGCCGGGGTCACTGCCACCGTGACCGATGGCGATAAATACCTTCTTTTTCTTTGCCATATTGATTACCTCCTAATATTTTTCATCGGCTATCAGCCGATACCAAACTTCATCAGGACATAGGCGACCAAACCGGCCACCAGTGCCGTCAGCGCCTTCTCCACGATGGCCTCCCACCGTTTCCCGGGCTTGCCGGCGATGCCCTTCACGTCCGCCTTGACCTCTTTCATATCACTGTCCATATCCGACTGCTTCTGGGCGATGGTGGCCACCGCCTGCACCAGCTCGGTCAGGGTCTCCTGCAGCTCCTCCAGCTTGTTCAGTCGCTTGGTGTTGGATTTGGATCGCTCCTCCACCTGCGTCAGGCGGTGCTCAAAATCTTTTTCATTCATATTGCACCTCCTTATGTAATCTCGACAATCTCATCATCTTGATCCTTCTGGTTTTGAAACCACAAAACAACTCTAATGATGATACCAATCAGCAAGCCAATAGCGGTCGTTGCACCGCCGAACTTGGCAATGCCCTCCAAAAGTTCGTACATCGGTATCCCTCCCTTGCATTTATTCCTTGGCGGGCATCACCCCCGAAAGGATGATGCCCTCTTTAACTTACATTTCATCCCACGCCGTTCCGTTCCAGTACAGCATCTTGCTCAAATCGGTATCGTAGTACATACCAGTTTCGCAAGGGAACATAGCGGGTCGCTCTGCCGTAGTGCCGATGGCCCGGTGCGTGTTGGCCATCTTGATGTGCTTGATGTCCGCGGAGACTTTGCCCTCGGCGTTGACAACAGTTACCTGCTTGTTGTCACACTCGAAGTCGTTGATGACCACCTTGGTGCCTTCCGCCTCGTTGACAAACTGCACGCCGTAATTCTCGACCTCCGCGTCAATGACGACGTTGTTCATTGTGCACTGCACGTTGCCGTTAATAATTACACCAAACGGGACGGAGGTACCGGCAGTCATATCAGTAACAGAGCCGGTATAGCGGACATCCTCAAGCAATACATCGCGGACAGGGTACCCCTTGCTGGCGATCTCAATTACACGGCGCCGGTCCGTCGCACCCTCCGCCAGTTCCCAGTTGGGCGACTCGACAAGGATGTTTTTCAGTCGCACACGGCGACCTGCAAAAATGTTGATAATTGCCGCAAGGTTGCCTTTTATACCTGCGTTTTTAAGGTGAAAATTCTCATAAGTGGCGATCGGAGCGTTTTTCTCGGTGGTGCTTCCAACCGGCTGGGTGATGATGCCCAGCGTGTTCTCCACGTACACGTTGCGGAAATAGCCCTCGCCACCACGCAGGTCGATCGCTTGCACAGTGTTATTGGCCCACAAGCCGTCTACAGTATGAAATACCTTTTCCGTGTCATCGGTCACACCAAAATAAAACACTTGGTTTTTGACATACTCTGGGCGGGTTGCCACAACGTTCCGCCAGTGGGTCTCGACGTAGGAGTTCGCGGCGCAGGATGCGTAAACGTCAGCGGACGAGGCGCCTGCCTTGAGGTTTCGGAAAATTACATTCTCGCCCACGCAGTAGCCGCCATTCACCCAGATGTGGTGGTCGTTGGAGTTCTTGAACTCAAAATCCTTGATGGTAGTGCGGCAGTTATTCAAGTGGAGCGCGACGACCTCCGTCTCAAAGTCGTGAGCGTCAGCATCGAAAACGCCGTTTTTCAGCACGATGTTGTTGCAGCTGGTGAACCGGATCATCGTCTGCGCCTCGTCTGCACGCGTCAAGGTGTAGCCGTTGAAATCGACCACAAGGTTGTTTTTGCCGCTCACCTCGACAGTCTTATCAATGATAATGGCCTCCCCGGCGGGGAATATAACGGTACCAGTTGCCACGGAAAAGATCCTGTTAAGGCTGTCAGCTGTTGCCCCAGAGGGTATATACACCACCGGGCTGTCGCCCTTCTGCGCCTCCACCTCTTTCAGCAGCTCCGCTCGGAACTCTTGAACAGCCTGGGAGGTATAGGAGCCATAGGGCTCGTAATGGTCAGCATAGGTAGGCACGCCGTCCACCACGGTGACCTCCTCAAACATCTGCTCCGTGTTTTGGGTGTGGAAAAACGAGCAACGGACAAAGGCGGCACCCTCGGGAGCAGTGATATACTCGATGGGGTTGGTGGTTGCGTTCCACGCTCCGCCCTCGATGAACACCTTGTTTTTGTCAAAGAAGGCGTACTTGAAATTGGTCTTGTTAGCCCCACGACCCGCAGACTTCAAGAAGGTCAAAGCGTAGTTTTTGCCCGACACTGTGTGGGTGTAACCGATGATGGACTCGGTGGCGGACGCATACACAGCTCCAGTCGTCGGTATCAATGCGTACCCCACCTCTACCTCGTCAGGGTTGAGCAGGTTAATAGGTTTGGCGGTCAGGTCGTCGTACTTGACAGCCTCGGTGATATCGCCGGGGTCTCCTGGCTCGCCCTGGGGGCCTCTTATGCTTCTGCCGGTGCTTGTTAGTTTCACAGTCGTGCTGCCCCTGTCAGTGATCTGTGCAATGACGCCGTTGGCTCCTATGACAAGATCACCAACGGAAACGTCCTCCATATCGGAGTACAATTCGGACCAGGTGACGTTTTGGGTACCGCTAATGGCAACATTGATTCTTGCCAAATGGATTCCGCTTCCCCGCACGCCTGGCGGGCCGGGAATGAGCTTCAAATCATTTATCTTATTGTTTAGAGTGCCGATCAGAGTTGCGTTTTGCTCCACGTTGCTTTCCAGATGCTCCACGCTTTCCGCCACCGCCCGATTCTGCACGGGGTTGATGGAGGTGGCGTCCAGCTCGGGATCCACGCGGGCGAAAAAATCCTCCTTCAGCTGACGCAGCCGCTCCAGAATATCCTTCACCAGCGTCTGCACCACGTTCCGCTCCGCCCTCTTGGCGGTGTCGCGGTGATCGAATTTCAGGTGCCCAACCACCGTGTACACCGTTTGGCCGTCAGCCTTGGCCACCAGCCGCACGGTGGAGATGCCGCCGTGCTGCGTCCACGCCAACGGCACCACGTAATTGACGCGACCGTCCTGGTCAGCCTCCAGCACGTCGGTGGAGTCCCAGGCACCGGTGGCGTCCACATGCTCGATGTACAGCTGATAACCTTCCAACAAGGGACAGTCCTCACTCAGCTGAAATTCCACCAGGGTAGCGTTGTCCTCGCCCTGCACGCCGCCGTACAGTGACGCATCCGGCAGGATCTCCAGATTCTTATCCACGGTCCACGCGGCTGTTCTGACAGTGCCCATCATCTCATCTCCTCAAACAGTTGTTCAAAATAGCGGTCTTGCTTGCTTTTGGTTTTCGTGTCCTCGGTCTCGCCCGTCACCGTCTCCTTGCTCTTCTGATAGATGCGGCTCAGCACACGTCGGCGTTCGTCGTCGGTCATCTCGCTGTAGAATTTGGTCACGGTGCGGGTCTTGCCGTTGGGCAGCTCCTCCTGCACCCGGTACGGCCACACGTCGTTGATAAAATCCTCCACCGCGGTACGGTTGACTGCGCCCAGTATGCGGTTATCCTCCACGTAGTCCAGACCCTTGTCCTTGGCGTCGTCGCGGCTGATGGCGGTGGGGATCACCTGACTGCCGTATTCATCATACAGCCGCAGGATCTCCTCGCTGACGTAGTCGCCCGCTCCGGTGCCGGTCTTGGTGTTCCACGGCAGAGCAAACTGCTGCGCCGCGTTCAGCGCCGTACCGCCGCCGCTGGGCTTGCCGGTGCGGTGCACTTCGTTGCCCCACACGTCCAGCTCGGGATCCAGCAGATAGGTCAGACCGGGGATCTTCGCCAGCACCTGATTGACGATGGTCTCGAAGTCGCTGTCGCCCTTGGTCTTTCTCTGCACGGGGTCGATGGATCGGGCAGCCTGTCCCACCAGGGTGGGGATGCTCTGGCTCACCACGTTTTCACCGATGCTGGCGGCGGTGGCGGAGGCGCCCGCATCATAGCCGCCCAGCACGTCGTAAAGGCTCTGCAGCATCGACAGCTCGAACAGGCTGTCGGTGCCGTCCATCACGGCGCCGAATACCGATGCCGCGGAGATCTCATCCTCCCGCAGCCGCTGGCCGATGCTGGCGCCCACGATCAGCGGCGCCGCCACAGGCTGCAGCCAGTCCAGCGTGATGGAGGTGTCGCCGATGATGATGGCGTTCTCTTGCCGTCCGGCCAGCTCGTCCGCCGCCCGCTCCTTCTCGGTCTTGCCGAATCCGGTATTGAACAGACCGGCAGAGCCAAGCAAAAAGCCGATAAACCCTAACGCCGTACCGGTGATACCCTTGGAAAATTCGTTAATGATGTCCGCCGTAGTGGCAGCGCTCTTACCGCGAGCGCGTTGAATCAGGTCAAATGCACCCTTGGCAATACCCATAGGGCTGTGCATCACCGTCTGCTTGGCGATGTTGGCGGGGGTCTTGCTAAAGGGAATCACCACGTCCACCGCCTGACCAAACAGCCGCAGACCGTTCTTGTCGCTGTTCTGATACCTCTTCAGTGAGGTCAGCACGTCGCTGATGGCGGTATCGGCGCGGAATGTGGCCTCCAGCGCCCTCTGCATCGCCTTCTTGTGCAAATCTTCGGTGATTTCGGTCTTTTCGCGGGCGGTCATCATCTGACCCAGCGCGTCAATATAGGCGGGTTTGAAGAAAAGGATGTCCTCCCGCTCCAGCCATTCGCTGTTTTTGCCGCTCAGGTTGTTGAAAAATTCGCCCACCTTACCGGTGCCGAAGAATTTGCGGTGCTGCTTCAGCTGTCCGGTGCCGGTCTCGTACTTGGCGCCCCGTTTCTGCATCTCCAATACCGCCAGTTCCGCGTTTTTGCGGATGGCGGGCATAATGTCTTGGCCGTGTTTGGTGTTCTGCCAACCAAGATAGGCACCCCGCTGGTCAGCGGGTACACGGAACATACGCTCCAGACCCATAGAAATCAAATCGTTAGCTTTGCGGATGCCGGCATAGGCGCCGTTGGATACCATATTGCGCACGTGGGTCTTCACGTTGGCCAGCATGGCGAATTTGCGCCACGCCTGCAGAAAGTCTCCGAATTTCACCGTCATCTTGGCGCCGAGGAAATCATAGATATCCTCCATGGCGTCCGCCTGTTTAACGGGATCGTCGGTCAGCTCCTGCACCCGCTCGGCCATCTCCACCAGCGTCTTCACGTCCTCGTCGGTTAGGGTGGGCAGTTCCAGCGCCTGCTCCATGGCGCGGCGGGTGGCATCGGCAGTCAGATGTCCTTTGCGGTGCAGCTCATACAGCCGCTGGGCCAGACCACCGTCACCCTTGCGCAGCTTCTTCAGCACGTACCGCTTCACCTGCTCCGGCACGTCGGTGGCGTCCTTGATCACCTTTTCCAGATTCGCCTCGATATCCGCACGGGTCAGGTACGTTCCCTCGGTGGCGGCAAGGTCCTTTGCTAGGGCGCCGACAACGTTCTCGCGGCTTACCTGCACCATGACCTTTTGTCCGTTGCCCTCTTTTTCGGCCACCCGAACATCCGCGTCCTCGACCGCTCCCTCACCGTTAGGCGATTCGGGGCGGGGGGATTGTATCTCGCTCCTCTTCAGCCGCGACAGCTTATCCATCGCGCCGACGATATCGTCCGCCAGCGCGTCCAACCCGTCATTGGCACCCTCGCCGATTACGTAGTCCGCATCCGCTTTTACGGTACGGTGGGCAGCCTTCAGCACGCCCTCGGGGGTCATACGCGCCATCATACTGAATGCCTGCACCGCCCGGCCAAGTTCGGTACCGCGGCGGGACAGACCGGCGATCAGATCCATCATCACTTCATAATCGCCGTCATTATAGGCCTTGCGGGTCAGCTCGATACCTGCGGCCACGTCCACCTCGGTTAGCCGCCCTTGATAGGAACGGCGGCTCAGCTGCCGCAGCAACTTAGCGTTGTACTTGGGATCCATCAATTTGTCCTTAGCCTTGTTCAGCGTCTTTTGGTTGCTGATGGGGTCATAGGTCTCACTGCGACCCGCCATCAGCTCCAGCAGCTCCTCGCTGTGCATCTCGTCGTTACCCTTCAGACGTTTCTCCCAGAATTGCCGCACCTTGCTGCCCTCCTCACCGGGCTCCAGCTGCAGCAGATCCCACTTGCGGCGGGCGGCGAACAACTGCAGGTCGATCTTCAGGCCGCCCGGCTTATAGTCGTTCAGCGTGCCCTCCTGCTCCATCTGAAGGATCTCTGCGGTGCGCTGTTTCTCCAGATGGCGGATCGTCTCCTGCAGCGCGGCGGGGTCGTCGGGCAAACTCTGCTCGTAGGCGTCCGCGTAGGCGTTAGCGTCCACCCGCCGTCCTTCGATCTCCACCATACCGGTGGGGCGGTCAAACTGCTGGCTGTTGTACAGCCGCTTCAGCGTCTCCTCTTCACCCAGCTCCTGCAGAATACCGTCAAAGTCGGCGGCGGTGGCCTTCCGCTTGCCCTCTGCAGTCAACTGCAAAGCCCGCTCCACCACCTGCACGTCGCCCACGGGCACCGTAGCCGCGTCAGCGCCGTAGCCTCCCTCCCCGAGGGAGGTGTCGCCATCGGCGACGGAGGGAGTTCCCATCCACCGCGCCCGCGCCTCCGGCGTCATGGCATCACCGGTAAAATATTCATCCCCTAGCAATGCATTTTGGGTGTTGACATTTTGCGCGAGTTGTGATAAACTTCTTTTCGCAAGGTCAACAATGCTTGTCACCTCGGAGGGTTGGACTCCTATGCTGCCAAGCATCTGTTCGGCCTTGTTTTTGTTTATAATTACTAACCGCCCGCTTTCTGCTGCGACTTTGATTCGAATCGCAAAATCATCAAGCGGATATACACTTTTGATTTGGTGAATATCCTCTCCCTCCATCGTTTCGTTTCGCAGTACGCCGGCGATAATATACGAGTTTGCTCCTTTGGTATCTTTCATAGAGGCGGAAGTAATCACCGTCACCTTTTTGCCGTTATCAATAAGCATAGGAGCGTCATTGAGGCTTTTCGGTAGGTTTTTAAAGAACTCATAACTCACAGCGTGAGAAGAGTAATGCTTGTTATTGCCTTGGCTTCGTCTGGATTTTCTATAATCCCCTTGATTCATAACGAAGGGGGCGTTAGCAAATCCGGCTGTTTCCATCGCAAGCGCGTGACCGATATATATCGAATTACTTCCGTTTAGTTTTCCTGTTTCCACAAGAGCAAGTTGCTCCAGATACGGCATTACAGAAGTTTGACGGATGCTATACTCCACATCCCCCTCACGGGCGCCCTTCTTATTCTCCACCGCTTCCATAAACAACCTCTCCAGCATCGCAATATTGCGGGCGGAGGGGTTATTTTTTATGCTTACGGCGCGACGGACGCGATCCAGCACACGGACGAAGGCGTTGCCGGTGTTGGCACTACCGTCCACCACCGCCTGGGCGAAGCCGTCCTTATACAGGTTGTTACCCACCCAGTCGGCAAGGGTCTCCTGCCGCACCTGCTGCTCGGTCAGCCGGATCCCACCGGCGGCATGCCGCTGGCTGGTCTCGGCCTGCAGGCGGTTCCACGTCTCGGCGCCCACCATCCGCTGCACCGCCTTTTCCAGGGCGGTCAGCTGGCGGGTTCCCTCGGCGCTGTGGGTCATTTCATGGGCGATGGTATATCCCAGCATAGCCTCTTGGCTCACACGGGGATTCAGCGTCACCGTGTCCGTAGTGGGGTCATAGCTTCCGTAGCGGCCATCCTGCACCAGTGCAGAGTCCTGCGCGGCAAACACCACCCGCTGATTCAGCTGTACCGCCGCCGCGGCGGCCGTCTCCGCCACCTCGTTGGTGATGCCGGCTCTCTGCGCGCTCTCCAGGACACCCTGCTCGATGGCGCGACCGCGCCGGGCGGTCTCGCTCTGGCTCTCCATCACCATACGGCCGACAGCATAGGGGGAGATCTTCTTGCCGGTCTCCATCCGTTTCTGCATAGCCTCCGCCGCCAGATAGGCGTCGCTGCCCTTGGCGGTGTTCATCCCCATCGCGATGGCGTCCTCCATCGTCAGACCTTCCTCGCCGTGGATATAGGCGTTGCCGATCTGCGTAGCGGTGGTGTATTGACTGATATTGCGGATGGCGGCCTCGGCGGTGATGTTGGATCCGCTCATAATGCCGCCCATAGCCACGCCCCATCCAAATTCGCTCAGCGCCCGCTGGCCGCTAATGGCGGCGTCGGGATCGGTCCAGGATGCCAGTTCCTTATCCTGGTCGTACACGGCTTTGGTGATAAGGCCCTCAGTGATGCCCTGCAGCACTTCTTCTTTGCCTTCATCCAGCGCGGATTTCACAAACTGCCACACACCTGCTTTAGTCTCGGGAAGGTGCTGAATACCACCGGACGTTTCTATGGCCGCACCGGCAAAACCGAACAGAACGGCGGTCAGCTGGGCTTCATCCTCGCTGGCACCGTTTTGTTTTGCCTCATAGTACGTGCTGCCGTAGGTGGGGATGGCGCTGGCCCAGAAGTTCGGGTCTTTTGCCAGATTACCTAATGCAGAGACACCCTTTTCCAGAACGTTACTACCGGTAACGGCAGCCGAACTGCCGCCGCTGAGGATAGACGTCACCGTGGTGGGTATTGCGTATCCGACGATGCGGGAGCCTTGCGCCAACGTTTGACCGGCGGGGTTCAGCGTTTCGTTGTACACCTGCAGCTGACGATACGGTTCCTCCATCGTTTTGATGGCCGTTTTCGCCTCGCGGTTCAGCGCGATGGGCGTTGCCTTGCCGTTGACGGTATCGGGAAGGATGGCGTCTGCCGCTTTCGCGTAGCTCATACCATAGTCCATAATACCCGCGGCAACGTTGGCGCCCACCGTCATCGCACCGCGCTCAAATGGCGTTGCCTGCTCCGACCATTCACGGATCTCCTGATCGCGCTGATACTGTTCCGCCGTGGGGTACTGCGTCATCAGTTCGGCGGCCGCTCTCTTCAGTTTGTCGGGATCCCGCAGGTATTCCTTCCGCTTTTCGGCGTTGGCACGCAGTTCGTCATCAGTATACACGCGGTGCTGTTTTCCTGATTCCAGCACCTCTCTCGGGCTCAACGACGTGTCCGGTGCCCATTCCGTGTTGACGGTGGGCAGACTGCGGATAACTTCCAGTTCTTTCATAGCGTTGGGTACAGCGCTATCCGGTATCGAATTAACACTATACCCGAAAGTCGGCAGGCCCCGCTCCTGTGCAGAGGGAATCAGGACCTCGTCAATGTACTGCTGTTTGATTTTTTTGTTTTCTTCCGACACTTTATCTAAAAAATGTTCCTGCGGATAATAACCTTTCGGCACGGTCGACACAGTCGGTGCTACTTTGATCCCCAGCTGTTGATATAAGCCGTCGCGGATAGAACCGCTCACCGGTGCAGCGGACGGCGAGTCTTCAGCCTTGGTGACTCCAAGCTGTCTGTATAATTCTTCTCGAATAGATGCATCGCTCATAATATCCTCCATTAAATCGGGTTATGCCATCGTCCCGTGCTGATACGTGCTGTTGTAGGCCGTTTTGGCGTCCGACACGCTGACGCCCAGTTTGGCGCAAAGATCACTCAGGCGAGTCTTATTGTCGGAGGCGTCGCTCTTTGCTGCCCAGTTCGTTGCGATGAAATGACCGGCCGCATACGCTTTTGCGTACCTCTGTTCCAGGGCAGATAACTTCTTGAAAGACTTATCCGCGTCGAGGATGCTGTTTATCTTATTCTGAGCGTAGACTGCATCTCCCCGTTCATTGGTGTAGAAGGTTGCACGGAACGGTCCCCAATCGTGGATTTTGAGATCAAGCGTGCCGACGAAATCCTTTGCTTTCGCTTCCGCGGCATCGGCTACGGCATCGGCACCCGCTTGGCCACCACCGGAATTAACAAAAGTCAGCGCCTCATTGTCCGAATACCCTAGATTCTTCGCCTTCTCATACAACGCTTTACGATTAGCGTCACCACCGTACAGAATCTCGTTCACCTGACGGGAAATAGTGGCGTCCATGCCGCTCTCCACGTCGGCGTCCACCGCATCCTGGATCGCTTTATTCCGCTTCTCGTTGGCGGCATTTTGATCAGCGATAACCTGTGCATTATATTTCTGCTGAGCCTCGTACGCCTTGGCGGCATAGTCCATATCCGCCGCATAGGCCTCGGCGGCAGCTTGGTTGGTGCTGTTCTCCAGATCGGCCAGCGCGGCGGCGTACCAGTCGGCGGTGGCCTGCTGCCGCTGGAGCTTGGCGTCGGTTTTCTTGGTCTCACCCTCGGCAACGATCTGGTCGATGGCGTTCTGATAGGCCTGGATCTTGGCGTTCTCGTTCACCCGCACGGTGCGGTCCGCCTTCTGCTTCTGGATGGCCAGCGCCGTCTGCATGCTGGAGGTCAGACCGCTGTCGGTCACCCCCATATTGGCCAGACTCTCGCGGATCTGCTGTTTGCTCACCGCGTCCGCGATGGCGTTTTTGTCATACTCCACGCGGCTCTCCAGCGGGGCGGCGTCGATGCGCTGCTGATACTGACCCGTCTGGACGGCGGTGGACTTGTCGATGGCCGCGTTGATCTGCTTCAGCGTGGCGGCGTCGGTTTCCTGCTTCTGTTTATATACCTTATCCACCGACTTTTTGCCGGCGGCATAGGTTTCATCCTTGTATTGCTGCAGCGTTTTTCCCATTTATCTCACCACTCCTTGCTGGCGTACTTTGATATGCAGACCGTCCACCTCCATGGCGCGGTCACAGTCGAATCGAACACCAAAAACCTGTACCATCCTCACGTTGGGGGTCACGTGGGCGCTACGCAGATACCGTCCGGCGCGGGCGGCATCGTCGCGATAGTCCTTCAGCGGATACGGATCCTCGTGCGGACCGTTCTCGGTCAGATAGGTCAGCCGCACCCGTCCGCCGGGCAGACAGCCCACGTTGGTATAGATCTCCTCGATGCTCTTTTTGCGGTCGGGACGCCCGAAATCCCACCATTTGGTAGCGAAGTGACAGGGGATATGCTTCCCGCTGTCTGTGCCTTCCTGCAGGACGTCGGTGCTCCCCTCCAGGCGGAATATGGGCTCGGTGGGGGCGTTGTCCTCGATGGTGGCGGACAGGCGCAGGTTGGAGCCGTCCGACACGATGCCGCTATAGGTGTATTTGCCGGACTCCTCCGCCAGGGCGGGCAGGGTCCAGGCGAACCAGGGCAGAGCCTTGCGGGCGCTGTCCTCGTCGCTGTAATAGTTAAAGCTGTGGAAGGCACTGGTCTGTGTATCCAGCAGATAGACGTTTTTGCCCACCAGCAGCATATAATAGCCTTCGTATTCCACGGCCTGCGCCCGCCGCATGGTCTCCACCCCGTGGGCGGTCAGCCGCGAGCGGATATTGCGGGATATCATCCGCACGTTGCGCTCGCTGAATTGGTTGGTGGCGGTCAGCATATACACCTGACCGTCGTCGTTCATCCACACCAGGCGGTTGTTCACCAGCTGCACCGTATCGGGGCAGGTGCAGCCCACGGCGGGGCTGATGGGGGTCACGGGGAACTTGGCGCCGTATGTAGTGATGGCTACGCCGCCGCTCACCGCGAAATCGGTGTCCGCCTCGGTGCCGGCAACGTATTGCAGGGCGTACATTTCCCGCTCCTTATACACCACCAGCAGGTCGCCCTGTTTGCCGAAGGCGGTCACCGCCTGGCTCTCGTCGCCGATGCGCACGTAGTTGTGCTCGGGGAAATACAGCGGATGCTCGATGCCGCTCCACCGCACCAGGTTGGGCTCGTCAGGGTTGCCGGTGACAAAATAGCGGGTACCGCCCTCGATACCACTGCGGTCACCACCAAAGGGGATGCCGCGGGTCATACGGCAGATCTCCAGCCGCTGGCTCTCGTATTTTTCATTCCGCCATGCGGTAATTTTCAGATTGTTGTCTGTAAAGGCAGGGAGGGCGGTGGTGGCCGGTTTTCCGGTATCGTTGGTTGCATTGACGGTGGTGGTAACAATACCTCTGCGGCTATCAAACTTCACCAACAAAGTTACACTGCTATAACTGCTTTCCAGTCCGACTTGAGATGCGTCCAATGAGATCTCGGTGATGGCCACGCGTGATCCCGCATAGGTTATCTCACAGTCCTTGACAACGGTGGCGGTACCATCGCCCAGCGTCACCTCCACCCGGAGCATAGTAGCTCCCGCTTTGGCGATGGTAGCACTGGTCCCCAAATCATCCTGGGGCAGCTTCCACGTTTTGCTCACACCGTCGGTGGTAAAGGTGCAGACAAATTCACGGGTCAACATATTGTAGTCCTCGTATGCGGAGGGCTCGGCGTCACCCTCAAATTCCTCACCCGCTCCGTTGATCATCACCGTAGGCGCGTAGGGCTCCGCCGCCACCCAGGCTTTCCCATCGGTGGTGTCGGTCAGATCGTCCGGCTCCTTGATCACGTCGCCGCCGGACATCAGGAAATACCAGCGGGTTTTTGCATTCTTTTCGGCGCGGAATCCCAGTGCCGTAGCTTCGTATCCGTCGGCGGGCACCTGTCCCCAATAGTCCGGTGCAGCCGAGCCCAGCTCGGTCAGACCGTCACGGGCAGACAGCAGCGCCGCATAGAAGGCGATGGCCTTGCCGGTGGTAGTCGTCCGCACACGGCTGAGCAGCAATTCCCGCTCGTTGATCCTCTGACGGACGTTATAGTGGCTGGCGTCCGCCTTCTTGATCACCAGACCGGGGCGTGTCACCAGGGCACCGTTGTGCCACCACATATTTTCCACGTCGGTCAGCTGGCTGTCGGTCAGCCGCCCGGGTGCGTCGTATTGGTTCAGACCGCCCGACAGCTGGGGGACGGTTACGGTGAATGGTGCCGATACCGGCAATTTACGATAGCCCATAGGTCACACTCCTTTTAGATGCCGGCCATACTCTGAGCAAGCATTGCCCGCTGTTCCGGACTCATTCCGGCGATTTTCTCCTTATATTCGGGGGGCAGCTGGTTCAGTGTCTGTCCCACGTCCTCGCCCTCGCCGTTCCCCTCGGTGGGCGGCGGCGTGGCGGGGGTCTGTTTATCCTTCAGCCCCTGTAGGATCTTTTCCTGGTTGGGTATGCTGCCCTTGGGCAGGTTCTCCAGATACTCCACGGGGGTGAGCAGACCCATCCCCATCACGTTATCCAGCGTCATCAGCTGCTGGATCTCGCTCCATAGGTTGGCGGGGCCCACGTCCACCCGCACGTTGATCAGCAGGTCGTGGTATTTGCTGCCGTCAAAGGGCATATACCACACGCCGTCCTCGTCCTCCATTTTCAGCTTGCGCTGAGCATACCAGCACACCCAGTATTCCACCCAGATACGCGCCACGTCCTCCACAAAGGAGTTGACCCGCTCGGACAGCATCTGCAACGGCATCATCGCCTGCTCTCTCACAGCCAGTATGGCGCTGGTGTTGTCGGGGCGCATATTACCCAGGGCGGCGTCGTTGGCGCCGTTGGTGGACAGGGTGTTGGTGATCAGGCTGTTCACCAGGTTATCAAACTGGGGGGAGAAGTTGGGCGGGATCTCGTAATGGATGGCGTTGCTCAGGTCGTCCGCTCCCGCCACGTGGATGATCTGCCCGGGGTCGTTGGTCACCGGCTCGGTCACCACGTCGGTGTTCACCACCGTAATGGGCATACCGATCATCGAAACGGCGTGGGCGGCGGAGGTGATGGTGCGGTTGATGGCGATCTGGTTGGGGATCAGATAGGTCGCCTCGCTGACGCCATAGGCACAGCCCCGCTCCTGTTTCCAGTCGATTTTTGCCAGCGGATACCGTCTGAGCTTGGTATCCCACTCCCTTCGGATGGTGGCACCCTTGACCACCCGCACCGCGTGGATGGTGTATTCATCGGTTTCTTTGTCGTACACCTTGGTCAGCTTGGTCAGCACGGTGATCTTGCGCTCCCCCTCGGGCTCTCGGGTCTGCACCTCGCCGGCCATATAGGCAGAATCCTTGTCCGGCTTGATGGCGTCCTGCTCCTCCTGGGGACGGCGGTTGCGGCGTGCCTCTCTCTTGACGTCCTCCACGCGGCACCGCTGGGCGATGATGATGTAGGGTTGATTCTGAATATCCGGCTCAGCCGTGTCACCGTAGTACACGTTCTCGATGTCCAGCACCTCACAGCGGATATCGCCGCGGATGGGTTCCGTCCGCGCCTGGTCGGCGAATTGGCCGGTACGGATGCTGTCATCCCAGTAGGTATACAGCACACCGGTGCCGGTGATAAACGCCTGCTGCAGACAGAGGGCTTTCAGATCGGTGAATTTGACCCGCTCCGCCGTCACCTTGAAATAGTCGGTCATGGCGGACATAGCCAGCTGGATCTCCTCATCGGCGGACAGCATCATGGCGTCGCCGGTGCGCAGCGCCTTTTTGCCCTGGCTTACCCGCTCCGTGGACGCGGCGTCGGTCGTTACACCCTCCGCGGTATAGAGGACGGCCACGGGACCGCCGCCGGCCACCGCCATTTTGAATTCGCCGACGCGCTGGATGACGTTAAGGCGCACCAAAGGTCGCTGATCGCCGCACTGGGCACCGTGCCACTGGTCACCGAGGAAAAACCGCTGGTTGATGCGGTTTTGTTCATACATGCCCAGTCGACCGAGGGCGGTTTTATAGTCCACGCCCTGCCGATATTCCTCAAACACCTTTTCGTGATCGTGCCACAGTTTTTCGTTTTCACTCATATATTGATGCTCCTTTCACAGTCACCTTCGGACTTTTACTTCCACAGTACTCCTCTCGCCTCCCCTTGTCAGGGGAGGGGGACCGCCGAACGGCGGTGGAGGGGTAGTCGTTCTCCACTTGAACACATAAGAAACGCCGCCGCCACGTAGACGGTGGCGTTTGTTATAGGCTCAATTTGCCCCCCTTGCCTCCCTTGTAAAGGGAGGTGGCACGGCGTAGCCGTGACGGAGGGATTGCCCCCCTTGCCTAAAGGGGGGATGTCGCGTCAAGCGACAGGGGGGATTCCTCCCGCCCGCAGGCGTTCTCGTAGGGCGGGGGGATACTCCCCTCACCACGGTACCGTCGGCTGTGCATCCACACGGACGCCGTTGGCGCGCTTGACGCTGTTGCGGTGGCGATGATACTCATCGCTGTACCAGTTATAGGCTTCGTTGTCGCCCGCTCCCAGCGCCAGATACATAGCCATACCGGGCACAGCCACCCGCACCGCCTCGTCCTCGCTGAGCAGGATTTCTGTATCGAGATCCGTCGGCAGGGGCTCCGGCTTTTCGGGGTGCTTGATGCGGTACAGATCGGCCAGCACCTGCTGCAGGATGGGCAGACCGCGGCGGATCAGCTCCGCATTGAGGGAGTTGTCCGCCTCACCCATGTGGGTGGTATACCCCAGCAGCTGCATAGCGCGGGTCAGCAGTTCGTTACCGGTCACGGCTCATCACTCCCCGTCGGTCTTTTTGGTGGCCTTGGGTGCCTTCGTGGTCTTGGGTGCCTTGGGCACCACCTCCACATACCCCTGCGCCAGCAGGCGGTCCCGCTCCGTCTCGCTTTTCACGATTCGGTGCACGTTGCTTTTTTTCAGCTCAAACATAGCTTTTCTCCTCTCTTGCATTCAACTGCAAATTGTTATGTTGGGAGAAAGGCACCGCCTTTCTCGGGGAGCGGCAAGCGGCACTAAACATCAGCACCACCTTAAAGCCGCTCCAATGCTCCTAAAGCCGGAGGGAAAATTCCCTCCGGCTTGCGGTTCATCAGTAGGTATAAGCAAACACGGTGCCGTCGTACGACTTCTTGGTAAAGAGGTCGTAATACACACGGTAATCCGTCTTCCAGGCATCCGCCTTCAGATTCTGCTGGGGGGTGAAGGAGCGGATCTTCTCGGTCTTCTTGACCAGAGAGGCAGCCTTCTTGGGCAGCACCATCAGACCGATGCTCTTAGCACCGCTGGCGGGGGTAAAGCCGCCGGCCTCCTGGCCCTCGGTGGTGCCGTCATTAAAGACGTACGCCGTCTTCATACGACCGGACTGCACGGGCAGGATGGGCACACCGTTGTACATGGTCACCTTGGTGGTGATCTCCCCCTTCTTGAACTCGCCCACGCTCAGGTGGCGGGTGATCTCGGGGGTGGACTGCAGCGCGGCATAGAAAACGGGATCCACAAAGGCCACCAGCTCCTCGTCAAAGCCGGCAGCCTCCTGAGCCTTGATGATGGCGTCCTGCAGCATCTTCAGCGCGTCGGTGGTGGGATCGCCGGTGATGGCGGTGTTGGTCAGCGCCAGCTGTGCCAGCTTAGACAGCACGTAGGCATCCAGCTCGGGGATGACCTTGGTGCGCACGAACTCGCTGCTCACCTTGCTCATCAGCTCGGGGATACCGCTCTCGTCGGCGTCCTCACGGTCGATCTGGAAGGAGCGGCCGCGATCCATAGACAGCACGTACGGAGTGTTGCTGATGGAGACGGTGCCCTCCACGAAACCGGTGTCACGGTTGTAGTTGCCCAAAGCCTGCATATCCACCTCGGGGATCAGCACCGTCTTGGCGCCGATGAACTTGGCCTGGAGCACGTTGTCGATGAAAAGGCCGGTGACGGCCTTCTGGGTCAGAGCCTTGTCCAGCTCCTTCGCCAGTACGGAATTAAACTTTTCGCGACTTTCAGCAGTCAACATAATTTACACTCTCCTTTTTCGGTTAAAACACAGACTGCACACCTCTCATAACGGCAGCGGTTACGCTGTCCATCGCACCATCCGGCGGGGTATCCGTCAGACTACCGGTGGAGGCAGCGGCCGCTGCGGCTTGGGCTGCGCGGTTCTGCTCGATTTTTTTGCCTTCTCTGTGCTGATAGCGCAGATAGGCGTCGTACAGATGGCGGTCATTCCGCACCGCGTCGTCCACCACTTCCTGCGGGATGGTGGCGAACTCGCCGATGTTGGGAATTTCCTCGCGGAGCTGCACATATTCGGCAGCCAGTCGGTCGGTCAGGGACTGCTCCGCCTGCTGCTCGGCCTCCTGCGCCTGCCGCACACGTTCTGCGTAGGCGCTCTGTCTGGCCTCCATATCCACGCGGAACAGCTTCTGAGCCTCCTCCTCGTTGCCGCCTGTGATTCTCCGCTTTTCGTCCAGCAGGGTCTTTTCTTCGCGTTTCACCATCGAATCAACGAACTCCGGCACGGACTGCCCCCGACCGGCCGCCAACATCGCCAGCGCATCCCAGGTGGGCTGTTCCGCCTCACGCTTCATACCCATCTGGGCATACGCGAGCGTCTGTTCCCTGCTCAGATCCCTGGGTTTGTGGTTAAACTTGGCTGTCAAAAACGGTGCGGGGGTTGCCTCGGCGTCGGCGGCAGGGTCGGTCTGGGGCGTGGTGGGCTCCGTCGGATCCTCCGCAGGTACCTCGGCGGGGTTTTCCGCCGGCGCAGGGTCGGCGGGTTCGGTTACGGGTTCGGTAGGCATGGTGGCCTCTTCGGTCATAACCTGGGTGTTTTCATCCATTGTTTGTTCCTCCTTGCCCATGGTGAGGGCATCAAAGTATTGCAAGGCGGCTCACTCGCCGCTTGTTGCCGTGTTTTAGCCGCTTTAGCGGCCGCCTGGGGAATTGTCCCCCGCTACTCCTCCAAAATGGTGGTCTCATCAATGGGATCCTGCGGCTTGCCGTCGTAGGACATAAAGTTCTCGTGCTGCCGCCGTTCCACTGCCATACGCCGTCGATCGGCGTCGGTGACGGTGTTGCCGGCGGGCGGACGGTGGGGGCGCCGCGGTTTCTGTCCCGCCCGCTCCGACTCCGCCGCCTTGTCATAGGCCAGCAGGGCGATCAGCAGGGCAATAGCCGCCACCACTGCCGCAAACACACTCATAAATCCGTCCATCGGTATCGATTCGCTCCTTTCGTTAAATGGGATAATGTTTCGGAAACCTCGTGAATCTCCTCACGGAGGGTGTCCCGCTGCTTTTTGTCAGCGCCCTCGCGGCACTTTTTCTCGTACAGCTCGTTGAGCAGTGCCAACGTGCGCCGATAATCCTCAATGTGCGGATCGCTCACCACAAGCCACCTCCCCGCATATCCTCGGCGTTCACGCCGGTGGTGCTGGGTCTCGGTGTGCGGGGTTTCTCGGCAGAGGGACGGAAGTTGGCCACGTCCTCCATAGCGTACCGTAGGGCGTCCATCAGATGGTTGTTCCGATCCTCCGGCACGTTCTGGGTGGTGCCGGTGCGGTCCACCTTCCAGCAATAGGCGGCCAGCTCCGCCGCCGTTTGCATACAGCCGCGGTGTACCACGATCTTGTATTCCTGCAGGCGCGCGATACCGTTTATGACGCTGTCGGGTCCCTTTCGGGCAGACTGCAGCCGTCCGAGACCCAGCCGCCGCAGGTCGTCGTTGCTCTTGGGCTCGGCGGCGTCGGCGCGGATGCGTTCCTTTCCGTACCCCTTGCGTATCACCATGGCGGCGATGTCGCTGTTCAGCATACGGTGCTCATAGTGCTCGTCGTATACGTACAGCACCCGCTCCAGCGGGTTGACCGCTGCGGCGATAAAGGCGGTGGGGTCGTTGGTGTATCCGTAGTCCAGACCGAATACGTGGCGCCACTGCCACGGCTTTTCTTTGGTGATCTCCTTGATATCAAAGGTCTCCACCGTCCAGTTCTCGAACACCAGACCCTCCGAAATGCCCCAGTTACCCAGACCCGCCACGTCGTATTTGCGGGGATTTTCCTCCTTCATCCGCTCGTAGATGACGCGGTCGGTCTCATCCAGGAACTCGTTGCATAGATAATTGGTGGTCATCACCAGCGCATCTTTCGGCGGGTTGTCGAAAAAGCGGGCTTTCAGCCAGTGCTTTTCACTCCAGGGGTTAAAGGTCACGGTGGTCTGCTTAAACAGCGGCGGCGGCACCTCGCCACGGGGCGCGGACAAGTCCAGCTTGTCAAAGTCGGCCTCCCGCTCCATCTCAAAAGCCTCCTCGATCCACACCCAGCACAGGTATCCCTGCTCTACGGTGGTGGACGCCAGCTTCTCTACGTTATCGAATCCGCGGAAAAGGATCCGTTGCCCCGTAGGGCGATACACCATCTCCAGCGGGGACAGCGTGCACTTCCACAGATGCTCTACGTGCAGCCGTCGGATCGCCCACTTCAGCTGCGCATAGGTGCTGTCACGGTGCGTCCGTGCTACGTTGCGCACCACCAGCAGGTTGGCGCCGGGGTATTTCATCAGATGCCAGATGTACCACAGGGCGGTGGTGGTGCTCTTTTTGCTGGCCTTGCCGCCCTTCAGCACACGGTAGCGCTTGCGGCAGTTCCAGAAATCGCGGTAACCCGCTCCCACCACGTCCGGCAGATAGATCCTCGTTCCTTTCTCCATCACGGCTTCAGCTCCTCCTCACCGGTCAAAAACACGGGTCCGGCATCGGCAGAGGGCTTGTCGTCCTTGCGGAACATACCGATGTGCTCGCCCACCTTGGTCAGCGCCTTCACGGCGCCGGCGGCGTCAATTTGGTATTGTCCGGTGGGCTCCATCTGATGGGTGACGTAGTTCCACGCCTCCACCGGCACAGCGTTCATGCACATATCCGCCACCTTCATCAGCTTCAGCACGATGTGGTCCTGGTTGATCATCAGCCGCTTCCGCGTCTCCTGCTGCAGCTCCTCGATGCGGTCTCTCACTTCGGGATCCTTCATCAGCTTGCAGCCCTGCTTGGCGGCGTTTTTGGCTTTGTATCCGGCGCGGATGGCGGCTTTTGTCTGGTTGTAATCCTGTATGTATTCCAAGCAAAACCGATCTTTTTGCGGTGTCAGCGCCATCCTTTCACCTCTCTTTTCATAGCTCCTTCCCTTGCCTCCCTCTCGAGGGAGGTGGCGCCGAAGGCGACGGAGGGAGTTCCCGCCCGCAGGCGTTATCGTTTTATAAATAAGAAAAAGCGCCCTGCCTTGCGGCAAAGCGCTTTCCTTTGGCGTTTGTTTCTTCCGCCGATGGAACACGGCGCCGGAGTCACTTCGGCGCCGTGCCCTCTACGGCAAGAAAGGATGTTGGGCGCCTATGAACATACGCCCGAGGGAAACGGGGCGGATTTATCCCCCGCGCGGACGAAACCAGCCAACGTCCGCGGACAGCGGCGCTTTACGCCGCCCTTCCCTCCTGTGATGCGGCCATCGGTGGGGAGGACCACCGAGAAGTCACGGCCGCAGCAGAGAGACCGTTCCCCGCCTCTCTACAATACCAGTATACAGCCAAAATGAGCCGTTTTACTGTCAATTTACTGTCAACTTTTCCGCCCGCTCCGCGCTGTGTTCTATAACGTAGAACACCCGCTCCCCAGCTCCGAAACACACGAAAAAAAGCGCCCTGCCTTGCGGCAAAGCGCTTTTCCTTCGCTCCGTTCTTCCCGACATAGAAATAGAGGTAGAGTTAAAATTCGGAATCGTACCCGTGTGCGCAGGCGGCGTCTTCCCTTTTCTACCCCTTTCCGCGGGTTTTCACGTACCCCATGCGATAGGCGAATTCCCGCAGCGCCTCCCGATAGAGACGCCAGACGGTGCTTTCGCTGATGTACCACTCCTGCGCCAAACGGATGGCAACGGTGGTCGGATGCTCCCGCCCGCAGCAAAAGGCTTTGAGGGCGTCCCGCTGCCGTTCGGGCAGAGATGCCAGCACCCGATCCACCTGCTGTACGTGGGCGCGCTCCTCCGCCGTCCCCACCTCTGCCCGTATCCGATTTGCCTCCAGCTCCTTCAGAGCCTTCTTGGCTTTTTGCTTACCTTCCACCCGATTCACCTCCTTACGTTTCGCGCATCTTTTTCATCCGTTCCCACCCGAGAAAATCCAATATCCCGCGGGTGTTGTACCGTATCCGATAGGGGACCGCCTCCTGGCGGGTCATATACTTATGGCCGAATTTGTCGCCCATCTGTTTCCAGTCGTCCCAGGGCACCAGGGCGAACACGTCGCCGAAGGATACCAGGACAAAGCACAGGGCGTTCATCCGCTGCCGGTCGTCCAGATACTCCCACTGGGTGTCGCTCACCTCGCTCTGGTGTATCTTGCCGGTGCGGGTGGACTTGGCGTCAAACATCACCGACCGACCGGAGGACAGGGTGCCCTGGAAATCGGGTTGCGCCTTTTTGGCAAAGCAACAGAGGAATTTCCCGTCCTCCAGCCGCTGCAGCACCTTCATAGGTTCGGGGGTCTTGTCGATGGCGGCCAGCCCCACCGCCTGATAGAATTCGCAGGCGGCGATGATCTGTTCTTCCAGCGCATCGCCCTGGGCTTTGTTCTTGGCGCCGATGAACCGCGCCCGCGCCAGCTCCTGCACCGTCTTCATCGGCATCCCAGCTCGCTGGCAATAAAAATAAGCGTGTCACGCAAGACGTTTGCCTTCTCGTAGTGCACTTCCATCATATCCCGCATATTCCCTATGGGGCGATGCGGGCACTCCAAGCTGTCCGAAGGAACCAACGCGGCGCGGATCAGACCCACCAGCGCCAGCGATTCCTCAAGCACCTTGTCGCTGGCCGCCAACGATTCAGACAGCGGCGTCGGCTTGTATTCGCACTTCGTTTCCGGTACCGGCATACATTTCATTTCACTGTTCATTACTCTTCCTCCTGTTCAAACGTTTTTCGTAAAATTTCATTTACGGGAGCCAATGGGACTCTGTAATCCAAACAGTCTGCATACGTCGAAGAGATCGGCGTATTGACTAGCTTAACCACGGTGGGCTTGATGCTCATCACCACATACCCTTCTTGGAGGAATTTCGGGTCTTCCATCCCAAAATCCACATACACCAACACACTGCGACCGGTATATTCCTGCTTCTCGGGATCGAACTCGTTGAGTGCCAGCAGATCACCCACCATAAAATTGCGGTCATTCTTCCGGATCTCAAAAGTTTTTTGTCCGGACAAGACCTCCTCGAAATAATAGGGCTCGATTTTCAATGCGTGAATCATACTTTCTCCTCCTTCGGTTTGGTTTCTGTAATCGTCACGCCCCACCCGCAGGCGCAGGTGCGGCGGAAAATCCCTTTGTCGCTGTCCACTTCCAGCGTCCCTTGCCCGTTGCCTACGTAGATGCTGGAGCACTGGGGACATTTTGTGTACGCCTCCAGCAGATAGCACACGTCGCGCAGAGTCACGGCGCAGCCCTCCTGTTCCATTCACCGATGGCAACATGCTTAGCACCCACCGGCTTCCGCGTTCTTCCACGGCAGTGTTTCTTTTTGCATTGGACGCTGTATTTTTCAGCCAGTCCATAGGCTATCGTTATTAGCTCCGCCTTTCCTCCGCAGAAAGGACAGGGTTTTATTTCGGTCATACCACGTATCCCTCCTGTCGCATGCGCTCCACGGCCTTGGGATACCCCAGCCACTCGCCGGTGAGCTTTTTGTGCATAGCCTGCCAGCTGGCGATGGTCTCCAGAGTGGCCGGCTGCAGCTTGGCGTCCTCCAGTTTTCGGCGGGCCGCCTCGTGGCGGCGGTGCCGCTCGGGATAGTCCAGCTCGGTCATCCCCCGCTCCCGACATTGATCGCTGCAAAACATCGCCTTGCTGGAATAGCAGAGAAACACCGCATCACACACGATGCAGATGGCCTTCTTGGCACTCCTATGTACCCCGCTCATCCCGCACCACTTCCTATCTCTTTCGCGACTTCATCAACAATCGCATAGCAATCATGCTCCATTCCGTACCGGTCAAAGGCGCTTTTCACCTGCTCCACAAACTCACTGGTTGCTTCGGCTCTTGCTTTTTGAACTAACTTTGCGTGAAGTCTTATATCCCTTTCCTCGTCGTACTGGTTGAGGCGGGATATTTGAGAGTTCAACCGCTTAATCTTGGTCATTTGTCGGTTGATAAGGTCAATAGTTTCTTGATGAAGAACTGCCGAACACATAGGTTGACCTTTCAAATAACAATCATCACAAGTATAGTTGCTATGTGAACAACCATTAGAAGAGCTTGTGCATATTTTCAAAGCCTTAATAATCTCGTTATCGTCAGCATCACACTCTCTTGGCGGCACCTCGCACACCGCGAAGGAAACGTCGGGCGGCAACGTGGGGCAGTAAAACGCCTTCAGGCCGCAGATCATCTTCACCTCGCCGTACGGTGGAAACGGCAATTTTGAGAAGAACATCTCGTCATTGATCAACACAGCGTTAGCCTGGATGCACCGTCTCTCCGCTTCTACCTGTGCGCGGCGGATGCCCTCGATAATAGACTCCCGCCCCGTGATGTCGGTAAATATGTCCGGCTCTTCTGCAGAGGCGGGCATCTTCAGCCGCTCCCTAGCCGCCATGGGCGGCGTGCCTCCCTTGTGTAAAGGGAGGTGGCCGAGCGTAGCGAGGTCGGAGGGATTGTCCCCTCCCGCTCCGCAGGCTCTACATTCACAGGGCGGCGGAGCATCGGGATCCGCCGTTACCACCAGCGACCCGCACTGCTCACACACCCATCCTGGCAAATACTCGGGGTCATTCTGTCGAACCCATCCCATCATCAGTCGCCTCCTTTGCTAATTGAATGCCCTATTTGAATCGACCGCCCTTTTTAGGAATGCCGCAGATGGGGCAAACATTCGGCGGCATTAAATGATCGTGCGCTACAAAGAAACCTTTGCAGTCGGAACACTGGACCTTCAGTTGGTCGCCGGTGGGAGGCTCCACGATAATCCACATATTCTCCATAGGTCGTGGGTTTCGTGCACCACAGGCTGAACAATACGCCGGCTCGGTTGCCGGCCACCAGTCGTCGCGACCGTGGATAAAGCAGTCCGCCTTAGCGCCGCATTTGCGGCACCGCAAAATCAGCTTTGGGTCTCCTTCTTCCTCCAGATGGTTCCAGATCGACGCGGTGTTATCCGGTAGCAGGCCCGCCTGTTGCAACGCTAACCGCTTTCCGCTCCGCTGTCCAATTGTTACCTTCACTTTCATTCTCCATCCTCCTCCCTGGGTCTTCCGGTCTCCAAAAACGTGATAAACGCATCGAAGTGCTCCAGGCACAGATCGAACCGCTGACCCGCTCCGGCTCGGGTCTCCCCGGGAGCCCACAGCCGCAGCAGGGCGCTCTCGTTTTTCACGGTGCGCTCATCGGTGCCCTTCAGCAGCTTCCCGCACACGTTGCACCGATATTCCACCGTCTTACTCATCCGCCCTCACCTCCTTGGCGGCTTTTGCGGCGACGGCGACGTCCTTTGTCAAAAACACACGGCCACCTATAGCCTCATACGGCGTGTAGTTGAGATCCGTCGGATCGTAGTCGGGACGCAACTGGGTGGGCACGTAGAACCCGTTTTCTCCTACCGCGCACACCCGTTCCTCCGATAGTAGCCATCCTTCCTCATCACAGTCCAACAGAAACCACACCGGCTGCCCGATCTCTACGCTGGCCTGGGAGGGGATCTCCTCCACCAATCGCTGCAGCTCCACGTTGGCCTCGGTGATATCCACACAGTATTCGTTCTGCTCCGCGCAGGAAATAAAGTAATTTTTAATCACCTGCAGCACGTCCAGGTTACGTATCAGCCGGCCCATCACGCATCCTCCTTTTTAAACAGCGGATGGGTACCATCCTGCAGTTGCTTTTCTTCGTCGGACATACGATAACCCAGGCGACACAGGTATTGATAGATCACGTCCAGATGAACGTTCTCGGTATGACTGGGCATCGTCTCGCCCCAGCCCTCTCTGTAATAACCCATCAGCAGACCGTCGCCACTGTTGCAGTAGGTGATCAGCGCCATGGCGGCGCTGGGGTTTTTGTCGTAATAGATCTTCAGCAGATCCTTGTCGATGTCATAGGTGCGCTGGGGATCCTGTCCGATCACTTCCTGCAGCACCTTTTTGTTGAAATCGGCTCGATACATATGTCCGGCGTAGCATCCTACCGCATTGGCCAGCGCCCACTCCAGCAGATCATCCTTGTGCTGCAGACCGGCAGCGAAGTTCACCATAAAATCACGGCGCAGCTGATACATCTCCATAGTGATGTCCTTCAGCTGCTTGCGGCGCTTTCTGGCAGCCTTCTCCTCCTCACTGATGGTATGGGTGGTGGCGGCCTTTTCTTCCTTACGCAGGATATACGCTGTGTTCCACTGGAACAGATACACATACTCGGCATTTTTCACCGGCTTTTTGATCAGCAGATCGCCGGGTTTCCATTCGGCGATCTGACACTGCTTTTCCTGTCTCCAACCGTTCGACCAGGGAGAGAGGTTTTTGGGCGCCGCCTTGGCAAAGTCGCTGACCTCTTTAACTATCTTCGGGGTTTTCTCCTTGATAGCCTGGTCTCGCACCGCGCGCTGATAGCGACTGTTAAAGTTATCGGTACCCACAGCGTCCAGCAGTTTCTTACGGTCTGCTGCACTCTTGATCTCGGCAATTTTGATATACACATCCATTGTGGCACCGCCCCGCTCCTGGGCGTTATCAAATCGTTTCTTGTCCAGTTTCAGCAGGCGCAGGCGGCGGGACACCGTGGCCTCACTCAGACCGGTCCGCTTGGCTACGTCGGTCTGGCTGGCGCCCAGGTCGATCATCATCTGCAGACATTCCGCCTGCTCATAGGCGGTTAGGTCGGCCCGTTGCACGTTCTCGGTGAACATCACGCCCAACTGGTCCTTGTACTCCATCTCCGCTACCACGCAGGGCACCTCGGTCAGCCCCGCCAGCTTGGCGGCGGCCAGACGTCTGTGACCTATGAGAGCGGTGTATTTCCCTGCCTCCTCTGTCGGTACCACCGTTAGGTTCTGCAGGATTCCGTTTTGGCGGATGCTGTCCGCCAGCTCGGTCAGATCTCCCAGATTCTTGCGGGGGTTGTCGGGGTGAGGTTCGATGCAGTCGGTGGGTATGTATACCAACTTACCCCGCTCCGTGTCATTTGCCATTTCATACAGTTTACTCATTCCAAATTCATCCTTTCTTACGTTTTTTGCTCGCTTATAAGCCTCCCTCACCGAGGGAGGTGGATTCCGCCGCAGGCGGAAGACGGAGGGAGTGCCCCCCTTGCCTAAAGGCTGATTTCCCCCGATAGCGGGGGAAAATGTCGGCTTGCCGACAAAAAGGGGGCCGTCTCGCGGCGAGCGAAGGTGCGCCGTCAAGCGACAGGGGGGATTCCTCCCGCCCGCAGACGGTCTCCTCAACTCTCCTCCAAATCAAACACCGACCGCTGTCGGTATTCGCTGACCCGCTCCCGCAGGAACTGCAGGCGGGTGCCGGGGAAAATGTGCTCCACCTCCTTCACGCCGTTTTCGCACGTCACCGGACCGGGATACAGCGCCACGTTCTCCAGATAGATATATCCCTCGTAGTCCAGTATCAGCTCGTTGCGGATCAGGGTGCGCACGTCGTCCGCCGTGGCGCCGATATCCTCCCGAACGTGATGGGCGTACTGTTTCCTGATGCGATAGTGCAGTCCGTCCCACTCGGCTCTGATGCATAGATGGAACCACAGAGCCTGGGCAGACAGGGGTATGTTCATAAAGGCGGCGCTGTCCTCCACCGGCGGTTTTAAGCCCATATACTTCCCTCCCTGCTATTCTCTCTTGTAGAGCACCACCGTCAAATACCAATGCCCGTTATAGGGGTTCTGGCACATCTCCGGCGGCTTTTCATAACCGCAGAATCGATACCCGGGGAATTTTCGCTCCCAGTATTCCGTATCGTTCACTCGGTTGAGCACCATTCTCTGTAGCCCTCTTTGAGTAATCCTGCCGTCTTTCGGCTTGCTCTTTTGCGGCTTTGTCAGATTTTTGCTATAGGCAAACCGCTTGCCGCCGTCACCCAGGTCCTTGGATACGTACTTGGCCGCCGCCTCAGGACCGAAACGGTCAGGTTGATAGCGATCGGCGTTGACCCGAACACCCAGCGGCCACAGATCTTCAGCCTTATTGCGTGACATTTTGGACATAAACATGTGAATGTGCCAGTTTATCTCTCCGGCCCGCTTGCCCGATTTGCGCACCGTCATCTCCAAAGAATAGAGATACTTCAGCTCCGGCAAACCTTGCTTGCGCCGCCAGTATCGAACCCGCGCCGTATAATTGGAAATCAGTCTGCGCACCTCTTCTTCTGAACTCGGCAGATGCTTATCGTCAAAGGTGAGATGCATTAACAGATCACCTTTGTCAAAATTGGCGTTTACCAACAGCAAAAATTTTTTGACTGCTTGGTCATGGTTGTACTTTTGTTGTGCCTCTGTGGATCGTTTTTCTTTCGGTGACCGCTCCGGCACACGTCGGCCGTCAGACCATACCGGAAACCAGCTCACCTCTCGCCGCTTACCGGCATAGACACTTTGCTCTCGTATCAGAGCCAACCTCCCTCACCTCTTTCCGTGACTTCTTACTATCCAATACGAGGCCGCAACAGGGGGTGCAAACCCCCTGTTTTTGCGGTCTCATAGCGTTTTTAAGGTACCGTTAAAATCGACTCAATTTCTCACCGTTTTTCTCATAGCCCCCCTTGCCTAAAGGGGGGATGTCGCCGTCAGGCGACAGGGGGGATTCCGTAGGGGGCGGCGTCCTCGACGCCCCGCTCCCGCCCGCAGGCGTCATCCCCAAGCCTCCCTCCTCGAGGGAGGTGGATTCCGCCGCAGGCGGAAGACGGAGGGAGTTCCCGCCCGCAGGCGTTCCCCTCAAAAGAACAGGTGCGCGTCCTCGCCGTTCTCCTTCTCCCAGCGCCGTACCACGGCGCCGATGAGAACGGCGGCGCCCACGCCGGCGCCGATCAGCAGGCCCTCCGGCCACAGGTTGTCGGTGACGCCCATGGCCGCCACGCCTACAAAGGCGGCGGCGCACAGCAGCACAAACGCGATCAGCGCGATTTTTTCATATCTCTTCATCGATATATACCTCCTCATAGACAGGCTGGCGGGTGGCGGCGATGCGCCGTCGCATCTCCCGCTCCTCCTGCTGGTCGATAATGTCGTGGGTGGCCAGCAACCATTTCGCACGCTTGGGCGGCGGATAGATCCGCCCATACTTCGCCACCATTTCGCGGTCGAATTGTCGCCGCTCCCGTTTCTCTTGCGGCTCCCAGGGGAAACGCCCAAGCCTCAGCTGACGGTTGTCCCACTCCTCACGGGCAACGGGGTGCCGCATATCCACCAGATAGGGGGCGGGATCCTCCCGCCATATCCCCCGCAGCCGTTCCAGCTCCTCAGCGCTGACCTCGGCGCTCGCGCCGTAGCCTCCCTCCTCGAGGGAGGTGGATTCCGCCGCAGGCGGAAGACGGAGGGAGTTCCCGTCCGCAGACGACGCCTGCGTCACGTACACAGGCAGCTCCTCCAGCGTCACTGTGGTGGCAGTGGCTCTGCTCTCACGTCGTTCATCGCATACAATATCCGGTTTCACGCGGCGCCACCTCCGTCCTTTCTCTTCAGCGCGGTGGAGAAATCGTCCTGTATCACGGGGTTAAACCCTCGTCCCTGTGCAGGGGTAGGCATACCGAATCCGTATCGCTCGATCTCCCAGTCCGCATACCCGAGGTGGGCCATCAGCTTGTCCTTACGGATACGCCACTGGGTACCCATCACCTTTTCGGCGGGCAGGCGCCCCTCCTGCATGGCCTTACGCACCGTCTCGTATTTGAGCCCCAGCACGATGGCCACCGCGCCGGCATCCATCAGCACCGGCACGTCCATCCAGTCGGTGTGAAAATAAACCTTATGTAATCCGGTGCTTGCCTTCATCCTTCCTCCACATCCTTTCTTACCTTCTCCCCCACTCCCGAGCCTCCCCTGTGCAAGGGGAGGTGGCACGGCTACGCCGTGACGGAGGGGTTGTTATTGCGACTACAAACCGCATTTGACGGGTGCCCACAAAGGTGCCGCTTCGCGGGTAAACTGCAGTATTTCGTCAGCTTGAGCGACTGTACACTGCTCCTCTTCCAAAATACCGAGGATCTTCTGCGCGATTCGCACCAGATCCTCACTGGTAAGCTCCCTCGCCTCCGACCCTACCCGGTCGGGGGCGGTTTCTGTTTTTCGACAAAAACAACGTAAACAAAGCAACCGCCTGCCAATGTGGACAAAAGATTTTTGTGCGGATCGATATAGACCTACTTTAGGTTGCAAATCGTAGCGCGTCCATCTTTGTCGATATGAATCGTACCTAATGAAAACTCTCCTTTTTCATTATTGTACGGTTTCAACACTTTTTCTCCCGCCTCCGACCCTACCCGGTCGGGGGCGGTTATTGTTTTATTTGCATCCTCATTTGCAAAGGAATTGTTGATGAAGACGGTACAATACACACCGGAAACCGTCCCTTCCCGCTCCATAGTCATATCGTAATTTTGAACAACAGGCGCGCCTATGCGTTTCAGCGCCCGATACAGGAGAGGGTCAATTCCAGAACAATTCCGATCGTAAATCATGATCGGAATTTTCTTTTTTATGGCCAACATCAGATCTGCCGCACCCGTTTCCCCGCAGTATATTTCCAGAATTCTTTTCGCTGTTTTCTTTTGCATTCTCCTCCACATCCTTTCAGCCATTTCCTACTTGCAGCTCGTATCCTTCTTCAACAAATAGAGCCATACAAATAATCGAATCATCTGTTTTAGCCGTTTCGATTTTCTCTTTTACTTCTTTCGCCGTAGCATCAAAATGTTCTCGCGATCCCACTATCGTTTTTACGATGTGAGCATCCCATGAGAACGTCTCGGTTTCCTCTAACTGATGTAGCGGGGCATCCAGATAACAGACTCCGCCCACCATTTCAAACACCAAGCGACGCCGCCGGACACAGATACGGCATCCCGGCATACGTTGCTCATAAATCTGCACCAAGCTATCAAGCGCCTTTGCGCTGTGACAAACTCTTGTGATGCACCGTCGAAATGCGGGACAGTGTATATGCAAGCGGTACATTTCAAAATTCATTTCCCTTCATCCTACTTTCTTGTTGCTTTTTGTTTACAAATGTGTTAAACTGAATACATCCCATTACGAAAGGGGGCTGATTTTTTTGTACAAACCTTTGAGGCAAATTGCCAAAAAAGCACTGGACAAAGTTCTGTCAACCTCCCATAGCCACGGAAAAGATCACCATTCTTTTTGAATAGTTTTGGGATGCGCGGAGCTCGCAAACTCAGTCTTATAGGAAAACGCTGAGGTAACAGTGGCTTGTGATATCTTCACCATAGATATCATCCAACAAGACCTATAGCCCCGTGGTTGCTCCAAAAAACACCCGTCTATGCCTGGCCGGGTTGTTTTTTGACCGTTTTTGTTTCCTATTGGAAACTATGCGGCAAAAAAAATATTCATCACTTGATCGGAGTTAAGCCCCAGACACTTGGATAGCGCTGCGATTTCTTTCTGGGTGAAGTTGGTTCTTCCGGTCATTTTTTTGTAGAAAGTCCCGCGGTGAATCCCAATTTCAGCCGCAACTTGTTGCATTTTCTTACCCGACAAAGCAATTGCCGCTCGCAATTCACGCTCATTCACATTTCTCACCTCCTTCTTGTTTCCGATAGTGCACAACCAAAGAATAACACCACTCCTCCATCTTGTCAAGGATTTTTGGAAACTTTTTTCCTTTTTTGTTGCTTTTTGTGTTCGTCTGTGTTATATTGGCAACACGGAGGTGAAATTATGACCATTGGAAAACTCATTGAAACGCGACGTAAAGCGTTAGGATACTCTATGGAAGAACTTGCCCATCTCGTTGGAGTTGGTAAAAGCACCATTAAAAAATGGGAAAGCGGCTACATTTCAAATATGGGTCGTGACAAAATTGCAAAATTGGCCGCTTCACTCCATGTTTCCCCACTTGTTTTTGTTTACGAGAATGATCCTGAAAAGCAAATACATTGTTCAACTTCCGTTCTCACCCCTCACGAGGAGCGGTTGATCCTGGCTTATCGCGCGCAGCCTGCTCTGCAGGCGGCGGTGGATAAGCTGCTGGACATCGAGGAGGAGGCCTCCCCCTCCCGAAGCGAAACTGCGTAAGCAGGTCGGCAACGTACTATACGTAGATTTCAGAGAATAAGGAGCGTTTTGTATGAAAACGGAAAAGAAACCTTGGGAACGCGGTCTAACGATTACTGTTATTATACTTTTGGCCGTCAGCGTTCTTATTTCTGCCGGCATTTGCTTTTGGGTAGAGTTGTATGCGGACGTGCGCGCCGGCAACAGCAATTACGTGTGGGGGCTTTGCATAAGCGCCGGCACTTTATTGCTCGTTTGTGTCTTCTTTTTGCGGCGCAGCTATTCCCACCCGTTTGCGTTATCCCTTTGTGCATTGATTATAACGTTTGCGATGTTTATATCTTCCGTATGTTTTTTTCAGATTGATTTCTATTGCTTAGTCGAAAATCCGAACTATGAAACAGAATATGCAGAGTGGGTCTCCGGCGAGGGCGATCAGACTGCCGCCGACTCGTCTTCGTCCGACTCTGCTTTGGAACGGGCGCGGAGAAGGCGGTACTACGCCCAACCCCCCGAGAAATATATTAGAGCACAAACCAACACCTCGCGCTTTGCGGATTCCGTGTGCATTGTTTGCGGTATTTTCAGCGGTATTTGTGCCTTACTGTTCTTCATTTACTTTTTCTTCTGGCTCCCGAGGTTCTTTGTCCCGCTGCAGCACAAAAGAAATCAAACTAAGGCTATCAAAAAACGCGAGAAAGCCTTTGCTCAAATCGAAAAATTCCACGAATACCGAGAAAGAGGTATAATGACGGAGGAGGAATACCAGGAAAGCCGCCAACGCATTTTAGACTCCATTGATTAACCCCACCCCTAAGGAGGTGACCCTATGCCCCGCGCAAAATACAAAAAGCAACCGGACGGTCGCTACCGCACCCGTATTTATCTGGGCGAAGTAGACGGCAAATCCAAATACAAATCCGTATACGCCGCCACAATCGCCGAATTGGATCGCAAGGCGGAGGAGATTAAATACTCTCTGCACCGTGGCGGCAATGTTTTCTCGGGAGATCTCCCCTTCGCCACGTGGGCAGAGCGTTACCTGCGTCTGAAGGGCGGCAAGGTGGCGGACGTGTACTACGCTGGCCTGCAGGGTCGAGTCAATTGGTGGTGCGCCGCCGTGGGCGACGTGCCTATTTCCAAGATCACCCGCTCCGACCTGCAGGTTCATCTGGACCGCATAGCCCAGCGCAACCCCCACACGAGGAAACCCTCTTCCAAAAAGACGCTGACCGACTATCGCCGAACGGCAGCGGGCGTGTTTGAGTTGGCCATCACCGATCGAGCGATCAATTATAATCCGGCGGACAAGCTGGAGATCTCTCCCAATGCAGAGCAGGGACACCGCCGCGCCTTGAATGACGAGGAGCAGCAGTGGATACTGAACACCCCCCACCGAGCACAGACCGCCGCGCTGATCATGATGCTGGCCGGACTGCGCCGCGGTGAGGTGATTCCCCTGCAGGTGCGGGACGTCGATTTGGACACCGGCACCCTTATCGTCAACCGAGCGGTGGCCATGGCGAACGGTCACGCGATCGTAAAGGGCGCAGGCAAATCCAAGAACGCCCTGCGCACGGTGAATATGCCCCGCACGTTAATAGAGCATCTGCGCCCACTCCTGGCGGACCGTTCCCCGTTTGACCTGATCGTCACCGATACGCACGGCAGAATGCTCAGCGAATCCGCGTGGAAAAAGATGTGGGAATCGTATCTGCGGGATCTGAATTTCAAATACGGCAAGTTTACCGTACCTCCGTCTTCTAAGTTCGACCCGAAGGGTGTTCCTTTTGTGATCCCCCGCATCACCCCGCACATGCTGCGGCACACCGCCGCCACCAATATGATCCTGGCAGGGATGGATGCTATCTCGGTGCAGGCGCAGCTGGGTCACGCGGATATTCAGACCACCCTCAACATCTACACCCACGTGACAGCGGAGCACCGCCAGTCGCAGGTATCGAAGCTGGACGCCTTCCTGGCAGCCCGCCTCATCGGCTAA